TCACCGGATAGAGCGCCGCCGCGCCCGTCGTCAGTTGAGGAAAAATTAGCATCCTAGCTTCGGTTCTCCTTCACTGTGACGCTCGCCATCCCGTTTGCCTGCCCCCCGTACTGTGTCGCGAGCTGATCGTTATCGAAACTGCAGTTCGCATACACGGTCCCATCCCATGGATCTGGGAATGCAAAGCTTTCAGCCCTTCCGCTCTGCGACTTAAAAAAAGATTCCAGCGCGGTCAGTTCCGCCTCGTCCAGCAGGCTGAGCCGGATCGTCCATCGCCGCAATGGCGCTCCGTAATCCTGAAACCGTTGTTCACTGCCGTCCAGAAACCGAAACACTTGCGTCGAGAACCCGCGCGTCCGGCTCGAACCATACTGCGCCACTGCCCCGGTTTTCAATGTTGGAAATGTTGCCACACTACACCTCGCGAATTACGTCGTTCAACACACTCGATTGCAACATCGCCTGCCGCACGGCCAGCGCGATATCCCCGCTGTGATCCAAAAACGATTGACTGTCCATCGCCTGAACCTGCACCGTGATCTGTGAGGAGGGCGAATTCGTCATCGCCCTCGGCGTCCCGCCTTGCGCCGCGTCCACTCCGAAAGCCCCGCCGCCGCCTTCGCTGAAGCCCGCGTCTAAATTGATGGGCAAAGGCGCCATATATGTAGGCAGCGCCGCCGGAGTGCTCGAATCGCCGCCTCCGAACAAGCCCGCGATACCCGAAACCAGCGGTGCGAGCCCAAGCCCGCCGCCCAACACGCCCCCGAGCGTACTGCCGATCGCTCCCAAGATCGAAGTGACGCCCGAATCGCCTGTCGTTCCGCCTGATGACCCACCGCCGCTCCCTCCGCTCGCCGGCTGCACCATCGCCGCCAACGTCTGCTGCATAAGAGCGTCGTTGATGCCCTGCTGTTGCTGCATCTGATCCGCCAGGCTAGTCATGTGCGTGTTGAGCGAATCGCCACCGCTGAGTCCGCTCGCCCGCAACAAAGCTGTCAAGTTTTCAGAACTGTTGGTTGCCATCTCTCGCCTCTCGCCACTCTTTTTCGAGCGTCAACATTGCCTCAGCCTCTTTCGCCGGGAGCCCCGCCAGCTCCGCCCTGCCAAAACTCTTCCTCGCGAAAAACCATTCCACCCAGCCAATGCTTTCGGTCGTCACCCAGGACCGCGGGCATTCCTCAGTCGACACGCGTCCCCGCGCCCATATCACTCTCCGCGGCCCGCGCTGCTCCTCGGGGATCCACCCGCACCGCCGCGTTCCTTCCAGCCCTTGCCGTCTGCATGACTCGCATTTCCATCCGGCCTGATTCCCGCTCAGAAAATGGAATGCGACTGTTAGTTTTTTCTTTCCGCCTCGCTCAAACCGCATTCCGATTTCACGTGGCCAAGGATCTCCGTCGCCAACTCCAGCGGACCCCGGTCCACCACGGCTTGCGGAGTTGCGGCCTCTCCGTCGATCGTTAACCCTTCCACCGCCAGCAATCCCCACTCCAGATACGCCCGGTCGACTTCGGCGCCCACCACTGCGGCCTCCAGCTTTTCGCGTGCGCCCGTGCCCGCCGCCAGAAACTCCGCCTTGCGTCCGATTTCCCGAATCCGCCGCGCCAGGTCCAGCCTTCGCCCAAACGTCAGCCGCGCAATCGCGTATCTCACTCCCGCCGCTGACTCCGCATCGAACCACAACGCGCTGTCGAAGGAATGTTCCGCCTCGCTCCTAAGCGAATGCGATGTAGAGCTCATCATCCACTGCCCCCTGTGCCCGGCTGTTCTGAAATTTCCATTGCAGCCGCGTCTCTGAATCGTCGAAAGAAGGAACCTCCGGCACCATCGCCGGCATATACGCTCCAAATAACTGTCCGCTCGCCTGGCCGAGTTGCAGCATCACACTGATGGGCGACCGCTGCCGCGCCGCCTGATACAAGGCCGGAGTCTGCGCGTCCAACATCTCGAACACGCTGAAATTCAGCGTCACTTTGCGTTCCCCTGCTGCGATGCAGCGCGCCAGATCGCTGCCGAACTCGCGCACTCGCAGTTGAACACTGTTGCTCAGATTGAGTTCAGCCCCTGTGAGCGTAAGAAAATTCGCCGGAGTCGCGCCCATCCACACTTGCCCCAGATGCCCCGGCACAATCGTGTAGTCGAATCCTGCGCTCACCGGCTCAGTGGGGAACTGCGTCAAACCGCCCTGTCCGCTCGTGAAGCTTGCGCTGTCCAGCAGGTCTTGTGACGGCCCCGCGAAGACGAATTCCTGAAAGTCGCCATTCACCTTCACCTTCAGCGAGTCGATCGCGGCCCCGTTGAGAACTCTCTGCACCGCCCCGGACGGGTCCCAATAGTCGAAAACGCTGACGCTTCCCAAGTCGCTTCCCAGCGGATACGTCAGCGTCGGACCCAGCACCGTCCCCGCTGCGACTCCGCCCGTGAAGGGTGCAATCAGAAACACCGTCGTCGAATTCAGAATCGCAGTGACGAATCGAATCTCCCGCGCATTCGCCACCGCTTGCCCCACGCTCAATCCGTGCGCCGCCGAAAAAGCAATCTGCGTGGTCGCGCTGGTCGTCGCCACCGTTCCTCCAGCGAAAGCCAACGGAGTCCCGCCCAGCGCCGCCTGAAACAACGGTCCATGGCTTGGCGCCGCCTCCCCGCCCACCCAATCCGTCATAAAAGTGTTGAGCTGATATGCGGTCCGCTTCCGGATGCTGTTCGGTAACCCGACGAAGGTCCGGCTTCCCGACTTGTCTCTTCGCGAGCTCTGCTCCGGCAGCTGCCTCGCCGCTAGCTTGACGCCTGGAATCCGGTTTTGTCCCGTGATCGCCGGCACGTTCCCGTAGGCGGATTCGAGCGCAACATAGAACCGGTTATTGTTTGAAGATATGTAACACGACATGAATCCCAGCCTCTCTCAACTCGACAAATCCACTTCAAAAATCACTTTGGCCGCCTGCAGGATATTGCGTCCGCCGTGTTGCACCGGATCGAACTTCACTTCGTAGCCGCCTGTAAAAAACATTCCCTGTCCCCAGTCCCCGCGATTCGCGTCAAGCACCTGGGTCACCGCATCAACGTACAATCGCACCTTCTCTTCCAGCCCCTCAATGCGGTCCTGCGACGCCCTCACCTCTGCCACTGTCCGGACTTTTCCCGAAAAGTTGCGGAACTTCTCGGTCAGCAGGTTCTGCACCCGATCCGCGTATACCAGAACCACCGGATACTTCACCGCCGCGCTCTTCTCCATCAGCGCCACCGGCACATTCTGCGCAATCACGTTCTCCGCTGGAATCGCCGGCAAGTCCACTGCGGCGTTCGTAGCGATCTGAGCCGCCACCGGCGCCAATCCTGCAAGAGAGTCCGTGAATAGCGCCACTACTTTCCCCGCCGCAATACTCGCCGCCTGCGCCATGACGTTATCCCCGCCTCAATATCCGGCCGCCGGTTACGAACATGTCCGCCGCCTGTCCATCCCCGGGACTCACTCCACTCGCCAATCCCGACCCCGGCAATGTGAAGGTCGCGCCAATCGCCAACGGCGCACTGTTCTGCAGCGTGAGTGGCGAAATCGCCAGCCCCAGATACACATTCCATCCCGCCGCGATTGCCGGCGCATTCACAGTCGCAACCGTCAATGAACTGTTGTCCGTAGTCTGAAAAGTGGTGGGTCGACTCGCGCTTCCCTCTTGACCCGCCGCCGATACCCAACTCACCTGCGCGTAATAGATCGTTCCCGCCAGAGTTCCGGTCGTCGCTCCCAGCGCCGGCGTTGCGGGCTGCGGTACCGGCGCCGCCACCAGCCCGATGCCGAACTCCAGCGTTCGCTCCTTCGCTCCACGCGCCAGCGCGCGATACTCTTCCCACTTGCTCCGATAGCGATCGTTCAGCTGGTTGTTGTAGGCGTCCCGGTAGACCACTGCCAGCGTGTGCAGCGCATGCCAGCGCTTCATCTGCTGGCTCACCACCACGTCCGACACTCCGATCTTCCGCCGGTCGCTACCCAACGCAAACTGCGCCAGCGAATACTGCGCCCGAGCGTGACCGAGCAGCACGTTCAGTACGTCCTGAGAAATTTCTTCCGTGGCCAGACACAGCTTCGCGTCCAGATTGATGGTCTCTACGTGCGCCACGTCCAGAATCGCCGCCTCATACACCCGCAGCGCTTCACTATCGTTCGGATTGCCGTCCGTCAGCAGGGCCATATCTCACCTCCGTTTTCTTGTCGTTCAATAAAAGACGTCCAATAAAAATGGGGGACGAGCCATGACAGCCCGTCCCCCGCCGCAATTAGTACTGTGCTAACTGTTCACTTGCACCGCGAAATTATTCCGCAGTACGCCTACGCCGTAGAGCACGTCCACCGTGAACTGCTGCGCCAGCGTATTCGGCTGATAGCTCATGGTGACGCGCATTCCGAAATTGCCGAGCTCGGCATACTCCGCAATCGCGCCCGTTCCCGGCAACGGCTGCGGCAACCGGCGCACCACCAGGCCGATCGCATCCTTGGTGAACGCCAGATTGTGAGTCGTCGCAGGACTGCTCCCTGTATGGGCGACGAACTGCGAGCGGAAGATATAGAAGTCCTTCATCTTGCCCACAGCCCCATCCACGATCACGCGCAGCCCGGCTTCTCCCACCGAGTTGTATTCGCTGAAGCGCGGAATCTGCCGCAGCGCCGAGTAAGTAGCCGCGTCCACTACCAGATACTTCGACGCGCTCGCCGGAACCTTGGTGCTGAACAGCGCCGTCTCCGCCGAATCCACGGTTGCTTCCGTGATCGTCGTGCCGCCCGTACCCACCGCCGTGTTCGCCGTGAATTGCGGGTACAGCCCCAGCAGGTCAGACTCGATCCGCTCCGCTAGCGCCACTACCGCCGGCTGCATGTATAGCTTCAACAGATCCGGCACCGCCAGAATCTTGGTCACGTCCGGCACCTGGAACGTAGCCTCCGCATGGGTGTTCAGCACGATCTGCGCATTCCCCAGACTCGGATTCTGAGTCTGTACCGTGCCGCCTTCCGCGATATTGTTCGCCACCAGCGTCGGCGGAATCGGGACGTTGATGGTGTCGCCCGCCTGCGCAAGCGCCGGTTCATAATCGCGATTGACTAGGTTCCCCATTACCAGGTTCCCCATCAACGCTGGCAGGGCGTCCGCCGCCACCAGCTTTACAATCGCGCTCGCTACGTTTGCCGAAGTTATTGTTGCCATTGTTCTCTCTCTCCTCTACCACCCGCGCAGCGTCAACGACGCTACTCTGGCGATCTCCTTTCGGACTCTGTCCAGTTCCTCCGGACTCATGCCCGGACGAATCGTCTCTAAATCAACCCGTGTTTCACCCGGCGCGCTTCTCTGCCCCGCGCCCGCACCCGACCCGCCCCCCAGACGCGCCGGCAGCAGTTCCGGATTCTCCTTCACGAACTGCTCCACCTGTTCCCGCATTCCGATCAGCTTTCCATCCTCCCCGCGCTGAATCTCGTCCCGGATGGCCTTGTAAGCCAAGTCCAGCTTGGCGACCCCCTGCCGCTGCAGCTCAGCCCTGACCTCCGCGCTCCGTTCGGCCTCGTCTGCTTTTGCCCGCGCCTTACCGGTCTCCGCGATCAACTCGCTCACGCGCTGCTCCAGGCTCTCGCGGCGCTTGCGCTCTTC